AAGAGCAAAGAAAAGGACCTTGTGCAGCACAGACCAGAAGCGTATTGGAATGAAGTTTAGTTTATGGAGGAAATATGGAGCACTCAACAGTGAGCCAGTTTTTAATGCTTTTGCTGCTGGTGCCGCTAGTCTTGGTTGGCATTGCGTTGACAATGACCCTACTGCTGATGTGGATGTCATTTGGAGTGTTCTGTGGAATGGTCGAATGTCTCAGAATAAAGATATATGGGACAGGGCACGTTCGCAATCCAAACCGGTGGTGGTCTTAGAAGTAGGTGGTATTAAAAGAGGAACAACATGGAAGGTAGGATTAAATGGGATTAATAGAGATGCTTTTTTCGGTGATGCTGGGAACGATAGTAGGCGTAGCGATCTACTTGGCCTTAGACTAAAGCCTTGGCGCACTGACAGCGAATTTATTCTTATAGCAGGACAACACGAAAAGAGCGAACAGTGGCGTAATCAACCTCGCATGAGTCGATGGGTCATGGACACTATTGAAAACATACAAGCACACACAGACCGTCCTATACTGTTCCGTCCCCATCCTAGATGTAGATTAGAAGCAATAGAAACACAATACAAAAACGTATATCGTCAAGAACCAACTCAAATACCCGGCACATATGATGACTTTGATATGAACTTTGAAAATATATATTGCACAGTAAGTTGGACTAGTAACCCAGGCATACACAGTGTAATAGAAGGCATACCAGCATATACTAGTCACAGTAGTCTTGCCTGGGACGTTAGTATTAAAAGCCTTACAAACATCAACAATCCTCCCTTACCAGATAGAACACAATGGCTAAACGACTACGCCTGGACAGAATATACTGTCGATGAAATCTCTCAAGGTATCCCACATAAACGCTTGACAAGTAAGCTTTTTTAAGTTATAATTAACTTATGAAAAATGCAGCTAACACTATTGAAGATCTACTCGAAGTTCTTGCAGGATTGCAAGGACAAGCAAAAATGCAAATTGAATCTAGTGATGCAACTATTATGCATAGTATTGCTAGGCAGTCTTTTAAAGGTACTGCACTAACGGATAGACAGTATGCACTTATGAAAGAAAAGTTGCAAGCATATCGCAATCAGTTTACAGCGTTAGACTACGAGTTTGATCGTGCAATTGATTCTTTGCGGCAACCTTTGCGGCAAATAGATCGTAGCAAATATATTAAAATTGTAGACTATCCCGAAAATGTAGTTTATGAATCTAGCGATAAAGGAAAATACATCAAAGTAAGATTTCCGTTTAGTAAAAAATTAATCATGTTAATTAATGATATCCAAAAACGGGATGGAGATTATTATCATGAAAAGGGATCACATTCGCATTTCTTTAGACTAACCGAACGAAATGTATACGATATTCTGTCTGCATTTAAAGAAAAGAGCTTTGACATTGATCAAGAACTTGTTGATTTGTACAAAGAACTTGCAGAGTTAGAATCTAATAAACACGAATATGTTCCAGGAGTGTACAACGGAGAATTAAGAAATATTCCAGATAATGCAATAGCTGCTATTAAAGATCATGCAGAGCCGAATAATTTACTACAGTATTACGATCGTAGATACTTGTTTGGTCTAAAACATTTTGATAGCGAGTTAGAGCAAATTTTAAATTTAGCAAATCCTCTAACAGCAAAAATTGCAAAAAGATCTTCTAGTAAAATTATTGTTAAACCTTCAACACATTCTCTAAACGACTTGATGTCTAGTTTATATGATTTAAATCGATTTCCTTTGCTTGTAGTTTTAAACGATAGTAATGCTATTAACATGTTGTCTTTAATGCATAGAGCACTTAAAAATATTATCCCCGCTGAAGATATTAGTGTAATGTTTAGATTGGATAGTAATACTGGTGCAGAATTTAATGAGTTTATTAGAGATAACAAACTAAACAATTTGGTTGCAAAAAATACAAAAGTAGTGTATATTAATAGTAATAAAGTTCCTAAGCCTTTAGTAAATTCTGGATGGAAACCTTACACAAGTCTAAGGTTTGATTCAGATCATTTTAAGCAAGCAGCTAAGTTTGTAGACGGGCTAGATATAAACATTGAGTATGTTGAAGAACCTAGTTACTTTGGTAGATACGGTCTCGGAAAGAGGTATAATTTAATTTAATGGCGTCATGTAAACTAATAATTGAAGATGAAGTGAACATCAAAATAGAAGGACTTGAAGTAGACGTTCGTCGTAAGCTGGCAAACGCTCTTAAGTTTGAAGTTCCTTATGCAAAGTATATGCCGCAATATAAACTGGGTCGCTGGGACGGCAAGGTTGCATTCTTTGGTATTGGCGGTACAGGCTATGTTAATCACCTTGACACTATTGTAGAAGTGCTTGCTAAGAACAATGTACAGATTGTAGATATTGATGACAGACGACATCCTGTACAGTTCGACTTTCCGGAAGTAACAGAAAACTACTGGAAGGACCAAGGTATAGTATGGCCGGCAGGTCATCCAGCAGAAGGCGAAGATATTATTCTACGTGACTATCAAGTAGAAGCAATCAACAACTTTATTAAGAATCCACAGAGCTTGCAACAGATTGCTACTGGTGCAGGTAAAACTATTACCACAGCAACGCTGTCACACATAAGTGAGCCGTATGGTAGAAGTCTTGTGATTGTTCCTAACAAGTCGCTAGTAGAACAAACAGAAGAAGACTACATCAACTGCGGTCTCGACGTAGGGGTGTACTTCGGCGACAGAAAGCAGTTAGGTAAGACTCACACTATCTGTACATGGCAGAGCTTGAACATTTTAGACAAGAAGTTCAAAGACGGCAGTGCAGTACTAAGCCTCGCAGAGTTCTTAGAAGGTGTAAGCACTATTATTGTCGACGAAGTACACCAAGCCAAAGCAGAAGTTCTTAAGAACTTGCTCACACGCAACCTACGTAACGCTCCAATCCGCTGGGGACTAACTGGCACTGTGCCCAAAGAGAAGTTTGAGTTCGAAAGTATTCATGCTAGCTTGGGTCCTGTCATTGGACAGATCAGTGCTAAAGAGTTGCAAGACAAGGGTGTACTTGCACAGTGTCACGTTAACATTGTACAATTAATCGATACACAAGCACATAGTGATTATCAATCAGAATTAAAATATCTCGTAACAAATCAGGCACGTATTGAATACATTGCAAAGCTAATGAACAATGTAAGGCAAGAAGGCAACACACTTATACTAGTAGATAGAATCAGTGCAGGCGAAGCACTAGCAGAACTTATTCCGGGCAGCACGTTTGTAAGCGGTGCTGTAAAGAACAAAGACAGGAAAGAAACATACGATACAATCCGTGAAGGAACCAATGAAGTAATTATTGCTACATATGGTGTTGCGGCTGTCGGACTTAATATTCCACGTATCTTTAACCTTGTGTTACTTGAGCCTGGCAAGAGTTTTGTTAGAGTAATCCAGTCAATTGGTAGAGGCGTAAGAAAGGCAAAGGACAAGGACTTTGTTCAGATATGGGATCTGACAAGTACATGTAAGTTCGCAAAGCGACACTTAACACAACGTAAAAAATTCTATAAGGAAGCACAATATCCTTTCACTATAGAAAAAGTAGACTGGAACTAATTATGAAAATATTAACACTCGACAATCAACCACTAGACTTAAATCAACTACCAGACGAAATAGATGAAGACATTCGTTTTGCTGTGTTAGATAATTCAGATTCGAAAGAGCCCGACTTCTTTTTTATTCCTTTAATTTTCTTAGAATCATTTAGCTCACCTGCTATTGTTTTAGAAGTCAACGGCAAAGAAATTATGATGCCAATTGACTGGCATATGGCTGTTGGATGCTCAGAAAGCGGAAATGATCTAGAAGTACTACAATTAACTAGTATTGCCGACAGAGGTTTTGAAGCTTTCTTGTTTAATCCATTAACCAGTTTTAAAGCAGAGTTTGGCGACATTAAGGTAACTAATTTTTACAATGAAGTCAAATGGTTCTTCCCAAAAGTTAAAAACGGACAACTGTTAAGTGTACCAGTTGAAGACGGAGACAATCCATTATGTGCGTACTTTATTAGAGATGTAACAAGACAAACAGAATTAATTGATTACGGAAAGTTATTTTAATGACAGAAGATTTTATCAGAATATACGAAGATAGAATTCCTGTAGAACTATCAAACGAATTAATTAAATGGTTTGATACAGCTAGCACTACTGGTCGTATGGTTAGACGCAAAGGGCCAAATATTGCAGACACACAAATTGCAGTAGACGGCGCACGTAAAGACTTTGTAGATAATATCTATGCTTGCTTAGGACCATGTTTAGAAGAATATGCAGAAGACTTTCCGTTCTTGCAAGGCCAAGACTTAATGAGCAGTCTTTGTGTAATGCAACGTTCAGTTCCTCTTACAGGCGACGGCTACCATCGTTGGCATAGTGAACGGTTTGGTATGAACACAGTTGAACGTGTCCTTGCTTGGACAATCTATTTAAATGATGTAACTGAAGGTGGCGAAACTGAGTTTCTATATCAAGGCAAGCGTGTAAATGCTAAACACGGACGTATTGTTATTTGGCCAGCAGGCTGGACACATGTACATCGTGGTAATCCTCCATTAAGTAATACTAAGTATATCCTAACAGGATGGGTAGTAGGCAATGGAGATTTATTAGAATTTAGACTAGGTGACGGCGAAAACTAAGGAAAGGTAATGAGTGTGAAAGCAGGAAAGATTTGGGGTCAAACAGAATTAATTCATGCAAACGGTGTATTAGAATTCCATCGTATTGAATATAAGGCAGGGTACAAATGTTCAGAACACGAGCATCAATATAAATGGAATGGCTTCTTTGTAGAGTCAGGAAAAATGCTAGTACGTGTTTGGCAAGACGGAGCACAAGAAGGTTTAGTAGATGAAACTATTCTTGAGGCAGGCGACTTCACGCAAGTGAAGCCAGGAAAGATCCACCAGTTTGAAGGTTTAGAAGACGGTGTCGCTTTTGAATTGTACTGGGCGGAGTTTAATCACGACGATATTGTTCGTCGTACTATTGGCACCGCAGTAGACAAAAAAGGAAAGAAATAATGTTTAATTGGTTAAAGAAGCTATTTGGTTCAGATGTGCCTGACACTCCTGTCATTGCTCAAGCGCCAAAAGAAGAAGTAAAATCGCATGTTGGCAAAGTTGTAAAGGTAGAGCAAGCTAATGTGCCTGCTAAACCTAAGAAGCAAGCTAAAAAGCCTGCGACTAAAAAGACAGCAAAAGTTGATTTAGATTCTATGACTAAGAAAGATTTGCTTGCCCTTGCAAAAGAAAAAGGCGTTAAAGCTAATGCAAGTTTAAGCAAAGGTGAACTCATTGAGCGCATCAACGCCGGATAAATTAATACCAGGTGAAGCATTGATATACGAGCGTAGCGACGGTGTTGTGTATGCTCGTTATCGAGACCCTCCGCACAATACAGTACCGCGTTGGATCATAGGCGGCGATCCTGCAGGCGTAGCAAGAGCACAAGGCGATTTATTGTCATACAGTGATTGGCAAGACTTGTGTAGACTAGCTAAAGAACATCCTACGCTAGAAAAAATTCTAGATCAATTAGTAACAATGTATTACGTAGTAAAGGACGAAAAATGAGAATTATTGCAGGACCGTGTCAGCACGAGACACTAGCACAGAGTGCAGAGATTGCACGTGAGTGCAAACGTGTGTGCGACAAGTATGACATTGAATATTACTTCAAAGCAAGCTACGACAAAGCAAATCGTACAAGCATGAGCGGTAAGCGTGGCGTAGGTCTTGCTCCTACAATGTATGACTTTCGTGCTCTAAAAGACACTCTCGGAGTAAACACACTTACTGACGTACATGATGTAATTCAAGTAAATTTAATTCGTCAGCATTTTGGTGATGCTGTTGATGTGTTACAGATTCCTGCATTCCTTTGTCGCCAGACTGATCTAATTGAAGCCGCATGTCGCACAGATAAGATTGTTAATATTAAAAAGGGTCAGTTCCTAGCACCGTGGGACGTAAAAGGTATCCTTAGTAAAACACAAGGTGCTAAAGAAGTATGGATCACAGAAAGGGGTACTAGTTTTGGATATAATACTTTGGTTGTTGATTTCACCGGCCTTAACTATATGCTTGATAACTTTGATTGTCCTATTGTATTGGACGCCACACACAGCGTACAAAAGCCAGGTGGCCTCGGAAGTAGTAGCGGCGGCAATAGGGATTATGTTCCTGGCCTATCTCGTGCAGCTAGTGCTTTGGGGATTAGGAATTTCTTCTTAGAAGTACACGCCGATCCAGACAACGCACCTAGTGACGGACCTAATATGATACGCTTAGAAGACTTTGAGGAGGTAGTTGATGACATCCACCGCTATTCTTATACCCGCTAGATACGGCAGCACACGTCTCCCAGGCAAACCTTTGATTGCACTAGACAACATTCCTATGATACGCAGAGTGTACGAACGCTGTCGCAAGACTGGGTTAGATACATATGTACTAACAGACGATATGCGCATCTTTAATCTGTTCGGTGCTAGCTGTTGTTGGATTGAAGAAGTAGATTATGCTAACGGCACTGAACGATGTGCAGGTGCTGTTAAGAACGATTTCTTTAAACAGTACAACACGTTTATTAATGTACAAGGTGATATGCCAGACATTACAGCAGAAGTAATCAACAAATGCCATAACCTATTGCAATACTATGCTGTGTCAACTGTGTATGCTACAATGCCAAAAGAGATGCAAGACGATCCTAACACAGTAAAGTGTGTACACGCAAGTGAACATGCATTATGGTTTGGCAGAGGTATCACAGGATATGGTAGTTGGCATTTAGGTGTGTACGGTTATAAACGTAATGCATTAGAAATGTACCCTTCACTGCCTGTACCTGAAGAAGAAAGAATTGAGCAATTAGAACAACTTAGATGGTTAAAAAACAGTTGGCAAATTGGAATAAATCCTGTATACTATAATGGTATAGAAATTAATTCTCCAGAGGACGTAGAAGCATGGCATCAGAAAAACTTGCAATAAAAGAAATACTCAGCTGGATTGACAATGACGAAAAAGACATTTGGAATCATCTAGAAGACGAGCACAAAAAACAAATCAGCTTTTGGTTGTTGAATAGATATGTTGCTAGTGTTAGCGGCAGTCGTGAAAAGCAAGAGCTTGCAATTTTTAAGACTAACGAGTACTACAACAAACACTTTAACACAATCGGTGTAGGCAAAGAAAACGGACATCAGAAACTGATGTGGCAATTGTTGTGCATGAGTGGAGCCTATGGTAAAGATCAGTTTCATCCATGGATTGGATTTAAAAAGAAAGCTGGCGGCAATGACAAGGCTGTTAAACTGCTAGAACAAATTCATCCTAACATGAAAACAGATGAGGTAGAATTACTTGCTGGACTATATACAAAAAAAGAACTCAAACAATTGGCTGAAGAACATGACATTGACGTCAAGCTCTGATAAGCCATACAAGTGCGAGTACTGCGGCAATGGTTACATGCGAGAAAAAACTCTCGCAGCACATATGTGTGAACCAAAACGCAGAGCATTACAAAAAGATGAGAAACGAGTAAGACACGGATATTATGCCTTTCAAAGATTTTATAAACTTAGCGCAGGAAACAAAAAAGAAAAGACGTACGAAGAGTTCAGTAAAAGTCCGTACTACAATGCGTTCGTTAAGTTTGGTAGCTTTATATCTAACGTTCGCCCTTTGTATCCTGATCGTTATATCGATTATGTTGTAACTTCAGGTGTTAAGTTAGATCACTGGTGCAGAGATGAGATGTATGAAAAATATGTCTTAGAATTTATTTTAAAAGAAGATGTAACTACTGCACTAGAACGTAGTATAGAAAGTATGTTAGAATGGGCTGCCGAAAATGAGCCTGCGCCGTGGAATCATTACTTTCAGCACGTAAGTTTAAACAGAGCTGTGTGGCATATCAAAGATGGAAAGATTAGTCCTTGGCTCATACTTAACTGTGCTAGTGGCAAAGAAATGTTAAGTAAATTTAATGATGAACAACTAGCTATGGTATATCATGTTATTAATCCAGAGCACTGGGCCATGCGATTTAAAAGATTGCCTAACGATGTCCAACTAGTAAAAGACGTAGCCAAGGAATCAAACTTATGAAATTAGTATACTACCCAGACCCTATTTTAGATCAACAACTTAAACCGTTCGACTGTGAAAATCCTCCAGTAGATCCTAAACAGTTAAAAGAAGACATGACTGATATTATGTTAGAGTCAAACGGCATTGGATTAAGTGCATGTCAAGTAGGATTAGACTTTACTGTTTTTGTAATGGGAGACAGCAAAGAAAACTCGACAATTTGTATTAATCCTGTTATACTACAACATACAGAAGAGACTGTAACAGAAGTAGAAGGATGTCTAAGTTTTCCAAACGTGTATGTAAAAGTAAAACGTCCAAAAGAAATTCTTGCAGAATGGTATGATGAAAATTTAGAAAAACAAACTGTAAAGATTGAAGGATATAGTGCTAGAGTATTTTTACACGAATGGGATCACTTACAGGGTATTACATTTAAAGATCGTGTGAGTAAACTTAAATGGGACATGGCACAGAAAAAGGCAAAAAAGCTTGATAGACTTACCTGATATTGACATAGACTTTGCTGACAGAGATGTTGTATTATCTAAGATACAACATCATGTCGCACGTCTAGACAGTGGAAAGAAACACAACACTGGAGTTTATGTTACTGCAATCCCACATAACCCTGTGGACAATATCTCTACAATCGAACATAAGGCCGCAGAAGAACGCGGCTACTTTAAACTTGACTTTCTTAATGTAAGCATATACAAAGATGTGCGTGACGAAGCACACTTAGAAGAACTTATGAACAAGGAGCCATTATGGGAACTTCTAGAACACCAAGAGTTCGCGGATCAGGTGTTTCATCTCTCAGGGCACTCAGAGCTATTGAAGAAACTGAAGCCAACAAACGTAGAACAACTCGCAGCCGCACTAGCAATCATTCGTCCGGCAAAAAGACATCTAGCGGACGAGACGTGGACGACTATACTAAAGGAAGTTTGGACTAAGCCAGAGGACGGTGCATACTACTTTAAAAAGGCTCATGCTGTGAGCTACGCAGTAGCCGTAGTTGTACATATGAATTTGTTAGTAGAACAACTTAACTCTTAGGTTTACGAATTAGTTGTGTAGTTTTACGCTTTACTCTTTTAACGGCAAGATTAGTTAGATCAACTGTAGGACCAAGCGTAACTTTAACATCTTTGCTGTTCATAGTTTTTAAACAATATTTAAAATACTCAATTTCATCACGAAGAAAAATACTAATAGGAATCATTCGATTTGATTCCCACCACCATACTTCTCCTAGTTCAATAAACTTTTGTTTCTCTTGTTCTGTTCTTAATTCTGTGTACACATAGATGCTAGTAATGGTATTATCTTGATTATTGATAATACCAATATACTCTTGCCCTCCGTATGTGACTACACTCAAAAACGGAAAATTTTCTTCAATATCTTTTCTTAGCATAATTCCGATAAATACTATTATATTAGGATGCAAATAAATGCAAATTGTCTCAAGGTATTTAGTCACAAATAAAACCGTCCTTGTCATAGACGATATAGGAACAGGAATAGTCACGGAGTATAGGAAGTTGTACGAAAAAAATCTAAAAGCCTGGAGAGGTATCGATAATACTTTTGCTTTCGAGGTCAAAAACGGTGATCAGAAACTTGTAGACATTACAGGTTATATTCCAGTGTTCAGAGGCTTTGACGAATACAAACAACAAATGCTTAATATCCAAGGAACACCTACAGGTAGTAAAGGACGTTTTGACGTTACTGTTACTGCCGAATCTCTAGACGACATCGAAGGGCAATACCTAAGTTATGTTGTTACATTAATTCCTGAGGACTCAACAACAGAAGTTCTTACATATGCAGACACACAATTTGATGCCGAAGGTACTATCGAGATTAAAGAGTTCCAAACTAGTTCTTAATAAATAATTTTGAATTGATATTAATCAATACTTATTATTGAGAGGATCTAATGTTTAGACGTGATGTCGAAGACTGGATTTGTGGCTATCTGAGCGAGCGTACTCCTGAACATAACAATCTGCCCAGATGCCCTTATGCCAAAAAGTCTTTATTAAAAAATACCGTGTGGTTTGAAGAAGCTACAATCGAAGCTCAAGTTTTAGGAATAGTAGAAAGATATTCTAAAAACTGGGACGACGATAAGCACGAAGCAGTTATCATTCATTTGAATTGGGATATAACTGACGAGGAAAGAATCGAAATTGGCAATTCATGTTTAACTTTTTACGGATTAAATAACGACATCGTTTTTATAGAAGAAAGAAGAACACTGGGCGACACTACTTACGATATGATTCTTATGCATCGATTTAGTGAGATGCAGGTTGCAAAACGATATCTTAAAAAGAAAGGCTATTACGCCAATAAAGATTGACAACTCCCACACTTGACGCTATAATAATAGTATGAGTGTAGTAAGCGAAACAGTTCTGACATACTTGCCTGCTAAGAGGAAACAAACTCCTAGTGGCTGGCTTAGTTTCAATGCACAGTGTTGTCACCACAATGGACACAGTGCAGACACTCGCGGCAGAGGTGGCATGATTGCTAACCCTGATGGTGGTATCAGCTATCACTGCTTTAATTGTGGTTTCAAAGCAAGCTGGCAACCGGGCAGACAATTTTCACACAAGTTGCGCAAACTACTCCAGTGGATGGGAGCACCTGACGATATAATCAACAAGGTGGCGCTAGATGTAATGAGAGAAAATGAAGGCGTTGAGGTCAAGGAGCGTATAGCGAGCTTGCCTACCTTCAATACTGTCCCGTTGCCAGACGATGCTGTCAAGATCACAGACATCACAGACTTCAACAAGTTTAGCATGGCTGTGCTAGAATACATGGCAGCACGTAATCTAAACGTAGATGACACTGACTACTACTGGAGCCCCAGCCTAGGGTACCGTGATAGATTGATCATACCCTTCTACTACGAAGGTAGGGTAGTGGGTTGGACTGGACGTAGTGTGGTGCCTGACAAGAAGCCCAAGTACCTAAGTGAGATACAGCCGGGCTTTGTATATGGGTTAGATGAGCAACGTCATACTAAGGTATTTGCTATTGTGTGTGAGGGTCAGATAGATGCCATACACGTAGAAGGTTGCGCACTGGGAGGGTCGGAGATATCGGACCAACAGGCTATGCTACTCAAGCGTTTACAAAAAGACATCATCGTTGTACCCGATAGAGACAAGGCAGGAAGCAAGCTAGTAGAACGTGCTATTGAACTAGGATTTAGCGTAAGCATGCCAGACTGGGCGAGCGATATCAATGACGTAGGTGATGCTGTTGCTAGATACGGAAGACTATATACATTACATAGTATTGCAACTAGTGCAACAGACAGCGCACTTAAAACAAGACTGAAAGCTAAAAAATGGTTCGACTAATTATTATACTTGTGTTATTAATAGTAACATTTGTTTTGTTTAACAAAGAAACTACTCAAAACGACTTTACATACACACCGCCGAGTGTAATTACAGTAGAAGAACTTCCGCCGATTGAGGAGACTGAAGAATATGAAAAAACTATGGGCATGGATTAAAACTCCATACACAAAATACAAAGAGCGTCAAGCACTTAAAAAACGTATCGAAGAACTTAAAAAACAGGATCCTTTTATCTACAAATGATTACTTGGGGAGCCGTAGGCAACAGTCATGATGCTAGCCTAGCAGTGTTTAACTACGGTGATTTAGTGTGGGCTGGGCTAGCACGAGATTTTTCAGAGATACCTAACGACCCTGATCTCAACAAAGGCATTATAGATTATGCTATCGAGGGTTGGGGATATCCTAGTCATATCTTTTGGTACGAACGTCCAGTACTTAAAACTATTCGACAGTGGTGGGCAGGACAAGGATGGTTACTAAAAGAAAATAATATCGATCAATATTTTAAAGAAAGAGGTATTGTAAATAGAAGCATTACATATACCCAGCATCACCTTAGCCACGCTGCTTATGCATACTACACACAACCGCACGATGACTGTGCTGTAATTTGTTTAGACAGCATCGGCGAGTTTGAAACACTAACTATATGGCACGGTAAGAACGGCAAACTTAAGAAAATACATTCGCAAGGTTATCCACACAGTCTAGGACTTTTCTATAGTGCTATGACACAGCGTGTAGGCCTAGTTCCACAGCGTGATGAATACTTAATCAGTCAATGGGCTAAGAAAGGCGACCCACACAAGTTGTTCATGCCTATACTAAATGAATTGGTCAGTACTGAAGGCATGGGTTTTAATCCTAAAATCTCAATGAAAGAAAACTTACATAGAGGTTGTCGCTGGTGGAAGCCTGAGCTAACTACAGAGCAAGACATGTACGATATTGCTGCCGCAACACAGTCTGTGTTTGAGTACTGTGTAATGAACGTAAGCGAATGGACATTATCTAAAACAGGCAGTGCTAACCTAGCACTAGCAGGCGGCGGCGCACTTAATCGTGATGCTGTTGATAAATTACGTAACAGATGGGATAATGTACACGTACCTAAAAATCCAGGCGATCCTGGCAGTTGTATTGGCGCAGTACTAGCACATACTAAACAATATACAGAAGTGGATAAGAAGTGGCATGATAGATAGATATAAAACATATGACGATATTAGTAGTTGGTTAGATAATTTAGATATTAGTGTTACCGAAGAACAACTATTAAGTCTTTTACATAGGCAGTAGTATGATGCATTTAGAACAAATATTTCCAACAACCATTTATATGAACGTATGTCCTATTGACGTTACAGAGTGCATCAACTTCCTAGGACAAGTAGAGCTTGCAGAAACATCTGATGAAGTAATCGAAAACTATGGTTACCGTAGTAAAGACAGTTACATTCTTAACAACAACGAGTGTACACCTTTGCGCAATTGGTTAGTTGAGTGTGTTGATGAATATGCTAAAGAAATACTAGGTTACCAAGTAGAAGGCATGGGCATTACACAAAGCTGGCTAAGTATCAAACGTACAGGACAAAAGCATGTAGCACATGCACATCCTAACAGTGTTGTCAGCGGCGTGTTTTATTTCGAAGACGGTGATACCCCGATTGTGTTTACTAATCACGATCATGACTTCTTTAAGATTACTAGAGATCCAGAAATTGCACCGTGGAACAATTATACTATCTATCCTAAAGGACTTGGAGTAATATTATTTCCTAGTCACTTAGAACACGAAGTAATTGTAAACGACAACAAAGACAGATATAGTCTAAGTTTTAATACACTACCTTTAGGAGGCTTCGGTAGCGAAGGAGACTTGACACATATCGATTATTCACGTATAATAGCTAAAAAGCAATAGAGATCAGAATGACAACTAGACAAAACACAGACTATGGTTATGATATACAGAAGGTATATCTAGAAATGTTTATGACAGACGCTGAGAGCTTTGTACGCTGTCAGGGTGTGTTTGATCCTACTACATTTGATAGGCGTTTAGCAGAGCCAGCTAAGTTTATTAAGAGCTATGTAGAAGAGCACAACGCATTGCCTACATTTGATATGGTGAACGCTGCTACTGACAGCAACCTGAAAGATCCAGGGCAACTGCAAGAGAATCACTATGATTGGTTGTTGCAAGACTTCGAAACGTTCTCTAAGCACAAAGCACTAGAGGCAGCTATCCTTAAAAGCGCAGACTTGCTAGAGAACGGTGAGTATGGACGCTGTGAAGAACTGGTCAAGCAGGCTGTACAGATTGGCTTGCAGAAAGACTTGGGCACAGATTACTTTGCTGACCCTAGGGCAAGACTGGAAGCTATCAAAGACAAGAACGGACAGATCAGTACAGGGTGGCCTGCATTGGACAAGAAACTGTTTGGTGGATTCAACAGAGGCGAGCTGAATATCTTTGCAGGTGGTTCAGGGTCTGGTAAGAGTTTGTTTATGGCGAACATGGGTGTGAACTGGTGTTTGCAAGGACTCAACGTTATGTACTTGACGTTTGAGCTCTCAGAGAATCTAGTTAGTATGCGTCTTGACAGTATGACATCAGAGATTCCAAGTCGTGATGTATTCAAGAGCATTGATGACGTTGAGATGAAAGTCAAGATGATTGGCAAGAAGGCGGGCGCTTTCCAAGTCAAGTACATGCCCACAGGCAAGAACGCAAACGATGTTAGAGCTTATTTGAAAGAGTATGAGATCAAGACAGGACGCAAGGTAGACGTGCTGTTGATTGACTACTTGGATCTTATGCATCCAATCGGACAGAAGATATCTGCAGAGAACTTGTTTGTGAAAGACAAGTATGTATCAGAAGAGCTGCGCAACTTGGCCATGGAGCTCAACACAATCTTTGTTACAGCATCGCAGTTGAACAGATCGAGTGTGGAAGAGATTGAATTTGATCACTCGCATATTTCGGGTGGTATTAGTAAGATTAATACTGCGGATAACTTGATTGGTATCTTTACAAGTAGAGCTATGCGTGAACGTGGACGCTATCAGATACAGTTGATGAAGACACGTTCATCAAGTGGTGTAGGACAGAAAGTTGATCTAGGCTTTGATGTAGACACGCTGCGCATCTTTGATATCGGCGAAGACGAAGAACAAGGCACAGCAGGTACTAGCGGTGCTAGCAGTGCAAGTAGTATTGTAAACGCACTCAAGCGCAATCCTAGCACAACATCAGGCAGTACTGGCACAGTAAGCACAGATCCTGAAGATGGCGCTCCAGTTAAAAAGATTCGTGCAGAAACAGACTCGACCAAACTCAGAGCTTTCCTTAATAATTTAGACGGCGAGTAAATAGTGTATGAGCAAAGTAACAGTAACAGCCTTACAAATTCCTGTAAGTGATCATATAAACCTAAATGTAAAGACCCTTAGAAGAAATATCCTAGCGAATAAAACCAGTGACTGGATCGTAACACCCGAGTGCAGTCTTAGCGGATACTGTCAAGCCCCTGTGCTTAGTGACATGAACGATCGTGCAATCGAACGGTATGAAAAGAAATTAGAAGAAGTTGAAGGACTACAACAGAATCACGGTGTTGGTCTTATTCTAGGAACAGGACATGTAGAGCCAGACGGCTTGCCCTATAACCAAGCAAGAGTCTACAACCGCAACGGAGACTTGTTGAGCACATACAAAAAGAGATTGATGTGCCGAGGTATCAATGGCGGTGGTGAAACCAAATACTATCTGCCAGGATACGTGCCCAACTACTTTTATGTGGACGCTGATCAAAAATATATAGGCAGTACACTTATTTGTAACGATGCTTGGGGTACTCCTAGAGTCACTTGGGGAGGCAATCCCTATATAGGACAACAATTGGCAGCACAAGGTGTTAAGGTTGTTTTTGTACTGGCAAATTGTAATGTGAAAACTTGGGATCCGTTGGTGTATGCATATCACGACAGCCAACTGAGACTAATGGCTCGTGACAACAACATCTGGGTAGTTGTGAGTAACAGTTCAATTGCTATGGTCTTGGGTCCACATGATCGTTACAAACCAGAAGACGAACTAGAACAAAAAGCCATCGACCGAACACAAGTAACATCAGGTATCATTGCTCCCAGCGGTGATTGGGTTGCATGGTGTGACGATTCAGGCGAAGACTCAGTAACACTAACACTAGATCTAGAAAGAGGAACATATGAAGTCCCAACTGCTGTCTAAGAACGGAAGAACACTAAGAGAATATCAACTGCTGGCCAAAGCACAAGCAGGAGAACTCAGTCGCTTTGATCCAGATCAAATGAAAGAGTGTAAACCTCTGTTTGATCAAGAGCTGATTGCAATCATTAATGTGAGAGACATCTTTCTTACTCGCAAAGGATTAGATGTTCTCAATGCTGCTGGATGGGAACGCAAACGAGCACGTGAGTTTTTTGAAGTGTTCCCCGACGACCTACCCCCACTAGATGACGATGATGGCGATAAATAAACACATATAACGGAGACAACTATGGCAACAGGAACACTAGCTAACGGCGAACTAGCCCAAAACGTACTAGAAAACATCTACAGTATTCCCCTAGCAGACAATGAAGGCGGGTATGCTGTAGTATCAATCAGTATGATGAACACTACTGCATCAGACATCAACATAAGAATAGCACTGCACGGCACTAACCTTACAGACGCAGACTACATCGAGTATGACACTACTATTGTTCCCAAAGGCATGATTGAGCGCACAGGTGTAGTAGTAGGCGCCGGCCAAGCTATTAGTTTGATCTGCACCAACTCAACAGGTTGTGTGTTTAGAATCAACGGCACAGAAGTAAACGTAGTTGATCCAGTAGCATAACCAACACAAACAAAAAGGCTGCACACCGCGGCCTTTTTTTGTGACCCCACGTCCGAACAAGCGCGAAGCGCCTGCGCCAGAAAAGCCGCAACGCGGTCAGCGCAAAAGCCTAGAGCTGCGAAGCAGCTAGCAGAGCTAGATTTAAGCAAATTTTTACACCTTAATATACGCACTTAACCCAAGTCCAGTATAACGATACTATACGCACACATAAAAAACAAACGGTCACAACCATAACGACAGACTAATTGCATAGCCCTAAAACACCCCGTAAAGCTAGGTTAACTAAAAGATGAGTCTTTTAATACACTATCACACCGTAGACTTCTAGTCTACGCATACTGCTCGAAAGCTAGTTGACTCCGACAAGTATATCAAGCCTAGCATACGGTCTCGATCACTCTCAAACACTATGCGGCTAGCACTTGACTGTACTGTGTGTATACCTTTTAGAAATAGTTCTACTGTAGCACAGTATGTGATTGACTCTTTTAGTATTGTTGTGTTTGGCTCTGGATCGTATATGAGTTTGACTGTGTACATATTCCATTGACTCGTTGTGTAGTGTTACTTATCGTAGTGTTAGACTAGCGTCACACTAGAGCATACATAAGAGGACCTTGTTTTAACACAAGAGTACGAGCACTTGCGCACTCGTACTACTCTGCTACTAGTAGCATTCGTTATTTCTTTTTGCGTATACATGTACAACGTGTGCAACCACACGTACTGTCTGTGCAAGGATGTTGATTGACCTTTGGTGACGGTTGATTACAGTGACATGCATGTCCGCATGACTTACAAGTGTCTTGTTTGTGCATAGTAGTTCTCCTAGACTTTGTAATACTATTTACACCCCAAATGGGTCCTGCAGGGTAAAAAATTTTGCTGCGCAGTTTTTTTAGGTGAAGTACTTACAGAAGTGAGGTGGTGATTTGCTACCACTACTACTAGCAAAAAGCTGTTTGTTTTCAAACACTTACGCCCCGACCCCTCGAGAAATTTTTTTTCTTTTCGCCCTCCCGAAGTTTTTTCTTTTCAAAAAAAAGCGTAGCCATTTCTGACTACGCAAGTTTAAGGAACTAAAATGACAAGCAGTTTCAACAGTTGCTCAGCTGTATCCTTTTAGTCTAGTCTTGAACCTGCGTATGCTCTAAAGCCGTAGCTCTCTAGTACCTTAGCGGCAGCTCTAGCACCTGCTTCTAGTGTGTCTACGTTCTGGCAACCGTACTTGCTTGGGTTCCATATCTGTAGCGCACCAGTGTAGTCTTTGCGTACACCTGCAAGCGCAAAGCGTTTGCCTATACGAGTGTTACCCTTGATGCCGTAGATGTTAACCCAAGCAAAGCCACAGGCATACATATCCTGCCCGCCCAGTACATCGTGGAAGTAAGTGTCAGCTGCCTTGTATGCTGCCTCACACGCTTCATCTACGATGCGCTGTACATCTTCTGCTGAGTATTGCTCTGCTAATTGATTAGGAGTAAGTGTTGTTGCTTGCATAGTTTGCCCTCTTGCTTTGTTAACTTATATACAGTATAGCCTCATTCGGCTACAGTGTCAACCTCTAATGTGGCTGCTTCAGCAGTTTCATAGATGTCGTACAGCATATCGATTAGACGTGCTTCGTTCTTCATTGACAACGGAAGCTCACGCACGAGCTCCTCTACTGTGTCCAATGCTGTGTCCAATTGCTCAAGTGTGTGTGCTACTGTCTTCATAGTCGTTACCTCTTAGAGTTCGTATACAGTTGGTTCTTTCAAGCCTTTCATGTCGCAGTACTCACACAGCTCGCGATATACTGTAGCGAGAAAGCGATACTTGCGATTGGCTTCTGCACGACTGATCTCTCCATCGCAGTGCAGGTTCTCAGGTGACAGCTTGCCGTCCAGTGTACGTGCTAAGTCATCTACGTCTGCTTGTGTTAGTGGGAAAGTCATGTCCGCTTTGCCGAACAGTGCGATCCAGCGGTTGTTGTCTTGGATGAATTGCTTCAGTGTTTGCATTTGTTTGCCCTCTTTTGCTTAACTGTTATATACAGTATATCTTCACTCTGTGGGTTTGTCAACCCCTAATTTTAAAAATCCTGTGGATAGCCGCGTGTTGTTTTCGAGCCACGCTTGGGGCTTACCACTAACACTTGTTCCTTGAGGAAGTCACGATAGTCCTCGTCCTCAGGCAGTTTGCTGATCCACTCAGCTTCTGTTTGCCACTCTACTGGGAACTCCTTGGCACCAATGCCGTTCTGCATAGCGATCGCCGCTACAAACGCAACAGCATCTTGGATGCGATCCAAGTCCTGCACAAGGTAGTCTGAGCCACCTTTCATCTTCCAGTACGCATTACCATCAGCGAACTTGCCGCTCTCGCAGTGTGCACCATAGTTCTCAAGGAATTGTGTTGTGATTACGAATTGCATAGTTTTGCCCTCAATGCCTATTTCCTAACTGTTATATACAGTATATGGTCACTGTACCCAAATGTCAACCCCTAATTTAAAAAAAGATCAAAAAAAAGCCCGGGTTGGACGAGGGCACATCCTTCCCGGGCTAACCTGAAGCAAAGCGTGAGGGCTTGCTGTTGCTTCAAAAAGTACTAGCAGAGCGTTGAGGGCTGAGGGGGGTTGCTCAATGCTAGCACTACACTGTCTGCGTCGAGGGCATTAACGCTTCATGACAGTGTTCTCTGCCATAGCTTCCCACTTGCTGGGAAATGCTACAGCCAAGTCGGCGACTTTTAATACGGTCCTTAAGGACAATTCACGCAGTCGCTTCTTATTAATGTCAACGAAGTCGATGATCTCATCTTTGACTTCGTCGGCAAGCTTATAACTATCTAGCATGCCATCACGGATAACTTGTGCAATTCTGAGCATCTTCTCACGCTCAGTTGTAATTGTCAAGTCCATGTAGTGACAGCGGCTTTCTAGTGCTTCCAAGTGGCTCTTGATCTTCTTTGACTTGATGTCACCGAAGTCCAAGTTAGTGATAAAGATAGCTGAGCCTTTGAACTCAAAGCTGTCTGGCACACCTTCGTTGCGCAGTTTGAAGCTGTCAGTGTTCCAGTGGATGCGGCGTGTCTTCTTTGAGTCAAGCGCAGCCTTCAAAATATTAAGCGCCAGCGGCTCTTCGAAGATAGCATCACAGTCATCGAACACAATAACGTTGTCTTTGTCTGCATAGTTAAAGAGCTTGCAGTACAAGCCGATTGGGCTCATCGCACCTTTGACAACTGTATACTTAGAGGCACCGCCCAGTGCTTCCATAGTCTTGTAGCGGTCTAGTACTTCTTCTACACCATGGCTCTTACCTACGCCCGGAGGACCCGAAACGATCATCGCTCGAACATCACCTTTCTTAACTGCTTTGGTCATGTCCTTCAACATGTCAAAGCGTTCACGGATGCGCTCGATGATCTCTTCGTCCGTCTCTTCTCGTTGCTCGACCTTAACACTTGCGTCGGCAACTTCGTAGTCCTCCGGGCCATCGCAAGCAATCTTGATGTTGCGATCTGGGAAGCCTGCAATTGCTGTTCCGTCTACTGTTACGTAGCCGCCTCGTGCGCCTACTTTAAATTCTTCTACGAGTGGAAAGGTCATACCTGCTAGGTCTACGTCCTTGCCACGAATCTTGTACGTGCCGCTCTTGATTGTGATATTAGTCATTTGCTTTAGCCCTCATTGCCTAACTGTTATATACAGTATACATTCAATCTAACAGTTGTCAACCTATTATTCAGTTGCTTCTTTAACAATAGTTGCACCGTCATTGACCGCAGAAGTTGCGATACTGATCAGTCCGTCCATGTCGCCTGGGTTGAGATACAAGTACATTGCACCAGCGCCAACCAATCCAAATACAATTGCCTTAATCATCTTACTGCTCCGTTCCGTTGAATACAGCCAATGCGCCAACTAGCACAGCAAACAAACCAGCACCAGCAACCATAAGCATCTCGCCAATAGTGTTAGCTTGGTCCATACACGCACCATCGCAGTCGTTAGCACTACCTGCCATTGCAATGACGCCCGCTACGATAAGGATAAAACCGATTGTCTGTTTCATTGTGCTGTCCTCTTTGCCCTAACTGTTATATACAGTATATGATCACTTGCGCTCGATGTCAACCACTTTATTAATAAAATCTAAAATTAATTTTTGCTCTTCTGCTGAGAAGCTCTTGAGGCTAGCACCGTAGGCTGCTCCAACTGTGGTCAGCATATAGCCTACTTGGCTGAGGTTGTTGAGGACTCGCAAGCCATCATCAGTGACTGCCTTGAGCCCGTGGATCTTACCGTACTCCTCGGAGAAGTCCATCATGTCGCGGCCGATCTGTGCAAGTTGTTTCTGCTGTGGTGTTGCTTCGAAATAAGTTGTGTTCATTGTGTGCTTCCTTTTCCTTGTTTGAAACCAATAGAAGCACCAAACTCAAAGGACGAATACATTTCAGACCTAAGTTCTTTTGCTGCCAAAGTTCCAAACTTTTCAACAAGAACCTTTTCTTTATTTTTATACCATTCATCAAAAGGCGTCATCAGAAGTCCTCCTCTTCTGCACATGCGGCAAAGTCCATCAAGTCTTTTGCCAAAGCACGAGCTTCGTCGCGTGTCAAGCGAACGTTCTCAAACACACGCCGTGAGTTGACTTGTACGCAGACACCGTCCTCGCCACCGTAGAAGCGAGTCAATACAACCGCGTCTGTTGAAGTCTTTAAGTTTGTTGCCATTGGATGCCCTCCTATTGCCTAACTGTTATATACAGTATACGATCAAACTGTGTGTTTGTCAACCCCTATTTTAATCTAAATCACATTCCCAGCAATCGTTGCGGAACTCTGCACGGAGCGCACCGCCAGGGTAGTCGTTGTGCTCGAACAGGATGTAAGGACGACCCATGTAGTCAATCTTGTTGCTTACGATGTTGACTTCGTCTAGCGGAAGCATCTTCGGATCTAGGATTGTTTCACGGTATGCTGAGTTGAAAACTTTGATCATTGCTTGCCCTCCTTATGCCTGGAAACCATATTCTTCGAACAGCACATCTAGCACACTATCGATAGTCTCTCTGTCTGTTGCGAGGATCTCATGACCATGTGCGAGCAGTGCTGACTTGATTGACCAAATCTGTTCATAGCGGTCGGCTGTACGATCTAGGTTGTCGCTTACGAACTTGGCTACTTGTTGCTGGAATGTCATAGCGTGTATCCCTCTCTGCTATGTTGCGTTATACATTTAATATAGCACCAGTGCCCGCGGTTGTCAACCGAAAAAGTACAGGGAGGAGCATTTAATTTCCTTTGAGTGAGGGCGGCTCGCTGGCTGCTCTACTCCCTGTATTTTGGTGGGCCCACCGAGACTCGAACTCGGAACCTACGGATTATGAGTCCGGTGCTCTAACCAATTGAGCTATAGGCCCTGTCTTTGGTGCTCCCACCCGGACTCGAACCGGGACGCCCGAAGGCAACAGATTTTAAGTCTGGTGTGTCTACCTATTCCACCATGGGAGCTAATTGGCCTGCCCTGCAGGATTCGAACCTGCGACCCACAGCTTAGAAGGCTGTTGCTCTATCCAGCTGAGCTAAGGGCAGTTATCTTCTTTTCTTATTTATAGTGTAGCGCCGAAGCGCCACACTGTCAACTCCTTTTTAGATATCGTAGCCTTGTGCTTTCAAGCGAGCCACTTCAAGTGTTACACAAGTCTCCAAGTCGTCAAAGATTGGAAAGCCGTTTGCATCGTTGCCTACAGTGTAGCGATCATGCACAATCCAACCTGCGGCTGTGTGCAGGTAAAAGTATTCGCAACCTGCGCCCGTGTAGTATTCCACAAACTCCTGCACAGTGTCAAACTCTTGTGCGTCGACATTAGTCTCGCCGCGATCGCGACCGTAAAAGATTGTGCAGTCTTCTTCTGGAGTTTCAAAGCTGTGATTCTTGCCTACTGGAAAGATGTGCTTGTCCATGTAGCTTTGATCGCCAAGCTCTACCATCTGTGCAATCTTACGTGCTTCTTGGTAGTGCTCCTGGAGCATCTTGCCTGCGCCAGCGACATAGCCGTCATAGTGTGAATACTTTGCGCGGATCTTGCCTTCTGGTGTCTTGTAACCGATTGCTGAACGAGTTCCCATTGTATTGCCCTCTCTAGGATGTTTGTTTCAACTTATGCTTACACTATAGCATCACTCTGCTACAGTGTCAACCTCTTTTTCAAACTTTTCTACAGTTTCTTCAAACTGTTTTGCAAGCAACACTAGGCTCATCATAGCAAACTCAGCTTCAAAGCTGCCTGCTTCTGTTGCATCCAACTTGCGCACAGCTTCTGCCATCATCTGTGCGATTGCTTTGTATGCACCTAGTTGGTATGCATTGTTCATGGAATAGTCTTGGAATGTCATTGTGTAGCCCTCTTTCCTAACTGTTATATACAGTATATGATCAAACGTTGAACTTGTCAACCCCTAATGTGGGTGATATGCCACATTATTTTTGATGTCCCACTTCTCAAGCACAGGCAAGCCAAACTCGTCTTCGTCTACGCAGACATATGCCACAGTCTTCTTGACAATGCCGTAACGGTAGCCCTGATCGTTTACAAGTCCGCCTACCCATATCTTGTGTGGGAAGTCTTCGCAGAAGTTGAACGGATCATCGTTGAGTGAGTATTCGAAATAGTTACCGCGTTCCTTCTCTACGAAACGACCTACGGGTGCTACGGTGTGAGTCCAAAATGCCATGTTGCCCTCCAATGCCCTAACTGTTATATATAGTATAGCACCGGAGGGCCTGCTTGTCAACCCCTAATTTTCTCCGTCGTTGGAGTCGTCCATCTCGTCTTCGTCTTCGTCCCACATGTCGTAGTTCTCACTCAGAGCATACTCCTCGTCTAGTCGATTGTAGAGGTCCGAGCGTTCATCCTCTGGCAGTTTGAACTCTTCGTAGAGGTTGTCTAGATACTCATCACCTTCGTCCTTGCTCCAGAAGCCAGCAAAGTCCATGCCAGGTTCGTGATAGGATGCTGTGATGTTACAGTTATCCATGTCGTCACAGAACTGCTCGTAAGCACCAATAGGTGGAGCCCATGCACTCTCAAACCATCCGTCGATCATAGCAGTGCCGTCACCGTGGTCGATGAACTCCAAGCCTTCGTCGGAGACATCCCACTTGGTGCCCCAGTTAGAGACTCGCCAGTCATACCAGTTGACTGCATCACCGTTGGATCCTTTGACAGTGTCGTTGAGCGCCTCTGGCATAGGCGCCATTGCTTGAAGCAAGCCAAAGTCTTCGCCACTACGAGCGTCTTCCCAAAGTTGCTTGATGGTCTCAGTTGGACCGCTGATCGTGATTGAGTTGTTGCACCAATTAGGCATAGTATTCGTCCTCCCCCATAATTTCTGTATCAACGATGTCTGCGTGTTCGAATGTGTAGTCGCACTCTGCGATCACTTCCTGTTCGTTAGCGTCACGCAGTATCTCTAGCGCCACAGTGATGTAGATGCGGCGAGTGTTGTCTGCTCCTGCCATTAGTATTCCTCCCCGAAGTCTGCCCATTCTTGCTCCCAGGTAGGTTGCCCATCATCGTCTTCGAAGAACCGCTCGCTCAACTCATTAGCGTCAAGCATGTCCTCAACGTCATCGTTGCTCATATACTTGAGCGCCATAGTCAACATGTCTTCGGCAGTTACCATGCCGTTCTCAACCAACTCTAGTGCTACATTACGGAAGTCTGTCATTGCGTTTGCCCTCGCTTTGTTTAACTGTTATATACAGTATACCACCAACAGTGGGGTTTGTCAACCTCTTTTTTGCCTTTATGACAAAAAATCTGCTTTGAGTCGATCCAACATGCGGACAGCTTCACCACGTGCTTCGTCTACCGCTTGATCAACTAGGTCCTGAACATAGTCGGGATCACTTGCGATCCACTTGGTGCCGTCCTCTGCTACGATGCTTCCCAAGTAGGCAGTGCCCATCTCCGTGCCGTCATAGTAGGCAGCAACCTTGCAGATCATGTGCTGCCAAAAGCCACTCTCCAAGTTCTCGATCAACTCGGGGTAGTAGTCTTCTTCAGTGTCGAACAGTAGGTCCAACTGAGTGTCGTCTGGTGCGAACGAGATCTCTACAGTGAACTGATCCACCTCGCGAGTCTCAACCACAGTATAATTGGAGTTCTTCTCGAAAAATAAGTGTGCCATCTTGTGCCCTTTCCCTAACTGTTATATACAGTATATGATCAAGCAGCCTGCTTGTCAACCTCTTTTTTTCCAAAATTCAGCACTTCATACCCCTGGCTGCTCGCCACTTTGATAAATGCTTTCTTAAGGGATTCGGCTGCTTCTTTGCTCATACCGGCTGCTTGATTCTCAACAAGGCAAACCTCGTGATTATATAAGCTCTGGTAAATGCGGCCACGATTCCCAGCACGGTAGCCGTTGATGCCGTCTTGAACAACCTGCTTCTCTTTGCGGTCGTCTGATCTGGCTGTAAAGAATACTCCGTCTGGAGTGGTGATTTTTGCTACGATGTAGTCCATAAGTTTCTCCTTGTATTAAGAAAGTGAGTGGTATTCCTCACTATGATTATAGTATAACCTCAACCTCGGCTGCTGTCAACCTCTTTTTTACATCGACCAGTAGGTTTCTGAGCTGGGCGAGCAGTAGTAGGGAGTGTCATAGCGTTCCTGAAACTCCTTGCCTCCCATGAGCGAGGTACGAGTCACATAAGTCTCGTGTATCTCATAACGCTCGTTCCGTGCAAGATGATCCTTGACTGACTTCTCCAACGTGCTCTTGTTGTCCGTGTCGTAGTCCTTTTTAAGTACTAGACGCTCGCCCGCTTTGGTGCGCTTGTCTGCGCGGTAAATCTCAACTGTATACATGTCTTATACCTCCATGCTCGCAAAGCCCGGTTCTTGCATGCCTTGCTCTGTGAAGTCCAAGTCGGGGATACCTGTTACGAAACGAGCCGCTTCACGGAAGCCCTTGTCAGTGTAGACATCCCAATCGCTGTCGTGCAGTACAGTGACGTGGCCGATCTGCGCCTCAGGATGATCTGCAGGAACCTCGTTGTACTCCGAATCAAAATAGTAGTCGATGCTGAAGCCCGTGATAGTCACAGCACGACCTTCTTCGCAACCCCAAAGACCGTCGCCGTGCGTTTCAAAAGTATATTGCATAGTTTGCCCTCTTTGCAATTAATGTTTTAGTGTATGTGTACAGTATAGACTCTTCTTGCCGAACCGTCAACCCCTAATTTGCAAAAAGAGGCTCGAGGCCCCTAAATGCAAATGCTTTGCATTACGTTTGCCATGCTAGCACTTTGTTATTTTTTACAGTACACACACGCTTTTCCGTGTAGCCGTCGTTTTTAATAAACAGCGCATTGTAAACTTGCGCACCGCAATCTAAAATGTTAACAAGTTGCAAGCGTGTATACTTGCCATTTTGTACTTTAATATTTTGCATATATAGCCCTCATATGCTAGTTAATTTTTTACTGTACAAGCAGCATAACACAATGCTATGCTGCTGTCAACCTCTTTTTTTAATTTGTTTGCACTGCATTAACCAATTTGTTAAAAACATTGTTGCAGTTATTAAAATGCGTACTGTCTGTCTCGTCGTCGCT